CGACATCCCCTTTGGCAACAGACACATACGATGCGAATTCACCCAATAAATTTTCTTTTTAATAAAGTATGGAAGACGCACATTGGAAAGCGGACCCGAGTTACGACATTATGCGTATCGCTTCAGAATTGTTTGGTAAATATGCAACACGCGATACATTGTGTGGCCAAGTGTCATTCCCTGCTAGTATGATGCACATCGATACGAAAATAAATGAGAATCACCGCATACGAACTTACTACACTGATAAAGCCAGTATGGAAGCTATAGCGAGAATGATAATGCGCGAGTCTTCACAGACCGCCAAGTGTTATGTGAAAGGGTTCTACAGCTTTCTGGGGGTTGACATACCTATCGGTAACAAGCGCATTTCATGTGAATCCATTGGATATTACAGGCTAAAAAAACTTATTTTCTAAACACTTTAATGGGTCTTTATTGTTGTTTAATGGGGTTTATTTCTATACCCATAATTATTTTTACCAACTCCATTCACACCCACCTGCAGTGCGATTCGTGTCAGAGTGATCAAAGAAGGGCCATTCAACTTCGTCTGAGTCAGAGAAAGGACCAAAGAGGTCATTGAACACTTTCGCGTATCTCTCTTTTGTCGAATTTTGGTATATCATGCCTTGTTGGTACTCTTTTCCAGTGCAACAGTCCACCGGATGTAATCCAGTGAGTCCACGTAACTTAGGAATCATGCGGTAGATCTTCAAGGTACAGTCATGGCACAGCACAGCTGATGGCGACGGTGATTCACAATCATCATTGAAACCTGCATACTGAGGCGATGACATAGTCACTGTTGACCCGCCATCAATATGTGGATGGTTACTATCTGGGAATATACACGGAAAGAATCCTTGACAAGCCTCACATTGTAAATGAACGTGGTCGTCTATAACGCTTTTACAGTGCACTTCATTACCGGTCGACAACCTAGACGCCGATTCTTTGTATGTGTCATCCCACATGGACGCAAGCAGCTGTTCTGGGTCTGTCCAGTCAAGGTCATTGTCAGATTCAGTTACCTGTTGAAGGTCTTGTTCTGGTTGTGTCTTTTCCATTATTTTTTATTACTTTTTGTCTTTGTATGTCGTCTGTCGTCTTTAGTATTTAGTCTTTAGTCTTATTATTACACAAAAACAATAAAACAATAAAAATAATAACATAAATAAAAACAATAAACAGAATGGACACCGCACAAGAACGCACCATGCAAAACTTTCCCTCCGGACAAGCACTACACAGTGCGTTCCTTTTCGCTGCACACAAGAGTAAGCTTGGCTTTAATATCACTACTCTGGATTGGAGTATTACTAGTAATCTGTCTGCAATAAAACACGCCGCCTTCGTACAATGCCTGTATGACATGCACACAGCTGCAAGTCACGTGCTCCTGACAATTTACTTCAGCAAGATCGAGAACCACTCGAAGGCCCTTCAACTCAGGTGTCTTGCTATCGCCAACGCTCCACGCACACCAACGAAACATCTCGTTGCTGGTGTTATAGACAACGAAAAACACGTCCAAGTGATACTCGAATAAAAGCCATTAACAATAAAAATCCTTAACAATGACATTAACAGTCTTCATGAAACATTAACAATAGCAACCATAAAAGTCCTATGAAACCGTAACAATAAAAGTCCTTAACAATAACAACCGTAACAATAAAAGTCCTTATGAAAGGTTTTTATTAAGAAATTCGTAATAAATTTTTATTGGTCATTTAGAACAGACTGAACCGTACGAAGCTTCACGGTAAGACAGTCAATTTGCGCACACAGAGCATCACGTTCTGCAGTCAAGGCGCACATGGCGTTCTTTTCAGCGGCTATTTCTTGAAGGCACTGGCGCGTAAGTTCTTCAGTGCGAGCTTGGAATACACCGGCTCTAGCACAGTCAAGAATCACGACTGGATCGCGGACACTGTCAGGGATCGCTTGTATGTGAATACACAACTTGGTGAGCTGCTCTTGGTTTTCGTGTTGCCTGTGAATGGGTACGTTATTTGGATACTTCTTGAATGCCGTACGCGCATCTTCTAGGTCATCTCCTGACAAGCACATCAGGTATTCAATGAGCAATCGCTGGATGTCTCCATTGCCAGGGTAACACCTCAGCGCGAACACTGAAATGTAGTTCTCGTTGGTCCGGTGGCCAGACTTTTGGAATAGTTTTATCCCACCACGCAATAAGATCTCCAGGCGTGCCAGGCTATCGGGTGATGCATCCATTATGTTGTTTAATACCAATTGAATGCTGGCATATCGATCTTCTGCGAGTAATTTCTGTGCAAGAGACTGGTATGTAGGGACTGGCATGTCTTTGTACGATAACAACAGGTTTTGGATGTCGGACACAGGAATAGACACATCTACCGCAGCCGAGTTTGGTTGGACATTCAATGTGAAGGGCGACCCCGTGACGGATATTTGTCCACGTGGTGTCACGCGCATGACAGCTACAATACACTGTCCTGTCGTCTCAGGTGTGTACTCACATCGCAGGGTGTCGAGTACATTATATCTGCGAGCTAACACCAGGTTAGGGTTACACACGGTGACCACGAAGTTTCCAGGGACGCGCGTGTTGATATCGAAATAGGTCTCGACGCCAACTGTGGCAGACAAGATACCAGGGCCTTCCACACATTCCCTCCAAGCCACGTCTATTGTGAACGGAGAACCGGGTACACCAACACCATCAAATGTCACTTTAAGTGTGTGTACACCACACACACTAGGCGTGAAATGAATGATACGAGTGCCGTCACCCCGTACAACAGATGTCAAGGTATTCGATCTGTTATTATACCACAGTTTTGCTTTGCACGGTATATACGTCGAGTGCTCTAGGGGACTGATGACAATATGTGTTGACTGGCCGGCGACAGCTTCAGTAAGTCCTGGACCAGACACAGTGACACCCCGAACAGCCGCACCGAGACTATCACATACTTGGAGACTGAAAGGTGATCCAGATACGTGTTTATCGTCCTTGGTAACACGTATGACGTGATGCCCAGGCTCAGTCGGAGTGAATTTGACTTGATGATTGCAGTCCATCATATAAGTATCGTGCGTTAGATTACCACTTGGACCAACTATAGAAACCGTGTGTGTTCCAGGTAACGAGTGTATTGTGAAGTATGTTTCGATGTTCACATACCCAGCGTTTAGTCCGGGACCATCCACAACTACATTACTTTCTGTTGCTGGTTGGTCGATGTCTGTTGCTTGTGTGTTGCTTTCTGACATTTTATTTATTGTTTATTATTTTTTATTTTATTAAATTGTTATGACTAAAGGCGTAGTATATAGTACCCTTTAGAGTGGCGCCGCCTGCGAATGGGAGGCGGGTTCCTGTCCCTGCTAGTAAATTCTACTTCGATAGTATATACACCACGGTGCCCCCATCGTTCATGTGTATGCCGAATGATACCATTCGTGTCAGGGGCGAGAGAACAATGCATATATGTCATTCGTATCATTGGTTTATATAATGGTTCAGTCAGAGGACATAGTATAATCAGTACTGGACAATCGACAATCGCGGCTAAACTAAGTAAAGCTCCTTTGGATTTAGTGTAGACTTCGAAACTGAAAGGGCACACGTGTTTACCACTTACAATAAAATTTACATCGTAACGTCCACGTACGGTAGGAGTGACACTAAATATTTTATGCGATTCAGTCAAGCACGTGTCGTATGTGTACACAGGTAATAACACCTCGCCAGGTCCAGTTACCTGAACATCGATCGAGGCTAGTTCAGTTGAAAGTTCTTGTTTGTCTGACACTTTATTATTTATTGTTTTATTAAATTGTTATGACTAAAGACACTTACGTTAGACTGTGAAAGTGAGAGGTGAGCCTTGAACAGCGAGACCGTCTACAGTAACATATATACGGTGTAACCCAGGCTCAGTTGGAGTGAATCTAATTTTATGAGACGCAGTAACCAGACACGCGTCATAGGCAAAACCCTGTACTACCCCGCTAGGACCAGTTATCTCAACATCGATATCACCCGGCAATGCTTTTACTGTGATGTACGTTGTGACGTCTACATCAACTGACCTCAGTTCAGACGTTTTTATGTATTTCCATATACTGGTTACACGTGTGTTGTTTCCTGACATTACTTTTGTTTATTTATTCTGTTATTTTTATACATGTTTATTATTATCATTTTATTAATGTATACCTAAAGAACACTTACGCATAACGGTACCGTACCGTGGGCTGCGGCTTTGTACGTGCTTCTAGCCGTGAGACTATTCCATTGAGACGTGTCAGTTCACTTGTATGAGCTTGACGCATACTGTCAATTGTACGTTGTAGTGTAGATACTTCTCTGGTGTGTGCGTCTTTCTCCGCAATAAGGGCTCGCACGACTTTCTCGGTAGCTTTCTGAAACACACCTGCGCGTCCGCACTGTAGAAGTACGCTCAAGTTTGTTATATGTAATGCACACCTGTTGGCACGTATGAAAAACTGTGTGAGGACATTAGGATGAAAGTCTTGTAGTGCGTTAAACACTGTAATACGAGACGGTTTCCTGTCAATCGCATCACGTATAATCGCAAAGTCAACGTCAGACATTCCAAGAATATGCTCCAATAGAACAAGGGCTATTCCATGTGAGTGCACGCCATCGAGAACACACATGAACTGAACATTGCGGACACGCCCTGACTGGATGATAGGAACCTTCTGTAGGATCACCTTTAGTCTAGCAGGGTCGTGATCTGTGCCAAATGGGAGTACACAATGCATGACAAGGTCAAAAGGCAAGTCGGTATTTTCTGGTAAGTGTGATACAAGGCGAGAGTACTCTGTCAAGGACAACGAATTTGCATGTGTCAATAAAAACTCAGGTATGTCTTCTACTGGCAATGTGATGCTGATGTCTTTTTGTGTGTCCGTGAACATCATGTATTACGTTTTATTTTTTATTGTTTTTATTATTCCAGTACGTTCTTTAGTACACCGTTTACATGCAAATGCCCTTTGTAATGGCGACCTTATTTTTATAATTTCTGAAGTACACAGACCTACACTTATTAATAGTATCGTCTAGTATGACACGGCGTGTAATAGCATCAAATGACTTACCGTTGAGACGTTTAATTATATATATAACAGAATACATACCACACTCGGTGTCAGCGAATTGATGTTGTATACGATTTATCTTTATTGAAAGTCCAGGTAATATACTACGAATACCCCGCATAAACGAACTGACGCACTTCGGGGGTGTTCGACCAGTAGAGTTGAAGTACTCGATACTGCGATCTGGCACAGACACGTACAGTGCAACCCAGTGCGATCCACTTTTCCAGGAAGGGTCCATGTTAATTACCATGGACAGACGTTGGTACCCCGACTGTACAGCCCGCGCGACGTCCGCCACCGAGACATGCCAATTAGGGTTCTTAACGGTTTCAAAGTCAACAGGAACAGTACCCAAGTGTTTATACTTTTTATGACTAGACTTGCCCGTGTATCGTTTTAGTATGTTGTTTATGTCTGTGTTGGACAGCCACCCATTCACGGTATCAGGTCCCTTCGGTAGTAAACGCATCATATCCAGTAGAGAGGGATTTTCACTGTATTGTATTAAACATTCGTCGTCTTTGCAACGCAACTGTTTTTTTAGCCCAACTAACAGGTCCCCTCCGCTGATAGAGTACTTATTACGCTTAGCAATACTAATCAAGTCTTTGGTTTTCAAACATGTGCCATTACCACGACGGCCTCTTGCGCAATTCATAATTGTTTATAGTTATGTCTAGTATTTAATTATTTTTGCACTCAGGTGTCTTGTAATTTAATTATTTTTGACCGTTCGCTTGTTGTGCCTGTAGAGCGCGCAACGTATCTGCGCACTTGTCTTCAAAGAATGTCTCTGTGATGACTTTGTCGGCTGCGTCTGATGTGATAGCGCCTGTCGATACACTCTCACGTACATTCAACATCAACATAATATCACGTAGACCGGTCTGGCCGGTAGTAAAGTTATATGGATTCTTATGTACCATCAAAAACAACGACGGATACTTAATAGACAGATCCGGTACAATACGCCGACAATCACTCTCACTTGGGCGTGGGCGTGTATTGCGGATATGCAATACCAATTTGTTAATATCGGCTAGGACGTCGTCCTTTGATATATGATCGTGTGCGTCACGTATTATTTGTTGACGTTCGTATTCTTGGGCTTCTTCTCTTACGCTCTCTATTACATCCGCTGTTATTCTAGGTAATGCATTCATGATTTCCTTTTTGGTGCCCTCTAGAGTACACTTAATTTATATACCATTACAAGTAGTATTATAATCAATTTATTTCCGCACTTTTATTAATGGAAACGTGTTTTATTTTACTCGTGTACATCCAAATATGCCTTTCAACCGCGTGCACACATAGTCTTCAGTGTGACGGTATCGCTTATTAATAACGAAAAAACACTTTTTGTCATTCACTATTTCACATACACTGCCTTCTGTACATGGCAGGCCGAATATAGTATGATACTCTGGGTCGCTTTTCATAAAGTTCAACAAGTCAACTAAAGCTTGTGGGAACGGATTGTCTATACTTTCTATCATCATGCCATCGGCGCCAGCCCTATTCGCAGAGTACATAATAAGTGTGCCTTCATATATACTTCGTATGTCCGCTAGGTGTGGATATTCCGCAAGTTCGTCAATCTCCAAGTCGTCAAGGAAGTTCTCTGACTCGTCGACTGGGTCGTCGTCATCGGCGTCTGGTATGACGGTCACACTACCGTCTTCGTGTTGTGGCGACGCGTAGGGAGACACGGTAGGGGACACATAAGGCGACACGACAGGGGACACATAAGGCGACACGACAGGGGAAGCGTAAGGCGACACGTAAGGGGACGCGGCCGGAGAAACGACAGGGGACGCTTCTGGTTTCACACTTGGGGCTTTTGTCTCTGCAGGTGTCACGACAGGTTTATTTATGGGTGTCACTGTGATGTCACTATCGGTAAGTACGCCCGCTGTGTCGTCCGGACTAGGCTCCGATTCTTCTGACATCGTTTCATCTTCACTCGGCACCGATACAGACGCCGTCGATATATACTCTCGCGCTGGCAATAGGTGTATATTCATATCAACCCATTTACCAGGGTTTTTCTTTGTTTGTTGCGCATATAGCATGAGTAGATCTCTCTTGTATCTATCCAATAGGTCGACTAAAAACTCATTTAGCTCGTCGGTGTATACAACTTGAACGTGTGTACGCGAGCGCACGGCATCTGAGAGTCTACTAAGTTGCTCAGCTATATACCCGTGATTCATTATTGTGGGTACAACACCCGTACAGAACTCATTTTTTAGCGCACGTGAATAAAACGTAAAAACTTTACTGAGTGTATACTATACATAATGACACCGTCAAAACTTGTACAATTGATATTTGTAATAAACGCCCTGCGGAGTGGATGGAGCGTTACAGTCGTATCATCTGGCGTATATAAATTTACCGACACACTAGAACATCAGAAAAACGCACACGACAAAAACTTTACACAACAGTTTATGAATTCGAACTTACTTCTGTAAGTAAAAATGAAAAATTTTATTGTTAGTCTTCGATTATAATTAATAACAAATCAACACTGAATGTCAGACTTAATCGTATTGGCGTGCTTGACAGGAAACTTGGAGATCGTAACGTCTACAGTTACGCTTGTATCGAATGGGAGTGTAGACCTTAACGCCGCAGTGTCCGTCGCAATCGCATGCGAATTCACCGACATTGCCTTGTATCTCTCTAAATACTGTGATCGTGAGAAACCATTCATATCAGACTCGGTCAACGCACAAATTGACAGAGTAAATCAATTCGCGGAGAAAGTATTAGCCGTCAAAAAGAATATGTCTTCTATCGTAGAGATCGTCAACACGTATGCACGTGATTTTGAAGATGAAGACTCTAGTCTAACTGATAGCGACTCCGAAGACTCCCAGCCGCGCCCTGTAGTACGCACACCGCAAAAGCGCAATATAGCGAAGGCACCGCAAGGTCAGGGCAAGGGTCGTGTTGCCAAGAAGGTATCCAAGGGACGTCGCTTGGTCGTGGACTCTGACTCGGAGGCCGACTCTGAACCTGATGTCGACGTGTTATCAGAGATTAAAAGCGACTTTGACACAGACACGTAATAAATTGATAATTTATTAATAACTATATAATATATAGATCCTTTGTTAATTACTATATAGTATGCAAGCATTTCTCAAGAAATATCATATACACACTTCCCGTAAGCTCGGTGGAGGAGCGTACGGACGCGTATATGTGTGCACTGAGGTATCAACGCAAAAAGAATACGCAATTAAAATAATAAACCTCCAAGGTGTAAATGTACTTCGTTTTAACAGAGAATGCAATGTTATGCGCAGACTTGAGAATCATGAGAATGTATTGTCGTATATAGACAGTTATCTGAGTACATCCAATAGTATGGGGTTCATAGTACTTGAACTTGGACATACCGACTTTCATACAAAGTTAACTGGCATCAATCGTATGAGTACGTCGTTCGACGCGCTGGGTTTTATTAAGGGTATTATATCGGCTGTCTATGCATGTCATCAACTAGGGTATATACACGGAGATATAAAACTTGAGAATATAATATGTGTCAAGGACGACGATGGCCAAGACCAGTATAAGATATGCGACTTTGGTTATGTGCGCAAAATCCGTGAGGCGTGGGGTACTGTGTACGGTTCGGTTACTTATTCGGCCCCAGAGAGCTTCGCTACCAAAATGTATACCCCACCCGAGTACAACCGCTCATTACTCGATGTGTGGGCAATAGGTGTTGTGCTGTACACGACGGTAGAACATAAAGACCCCTTTGACGTGGATGACAGCAAAAAAACTATTGCACGTATTGTGTCCAAACAAATACACGTCAATCCTGAATGGGACCCCAGAGTACATTTCATACTCACGCGCGCACTAGAGAAAAACCCATCCAAACGAATAAGCATGACAGACCTTTATGAATACAGCATAATAAACTTATAATGACCGTATAAGAAACTATAAGAACGTGGAAACACGTATTAATTATTTCTCACATAAATTTATACTATAATGGACATGAAGATACCTATTCTAATGTTTGTGCTTCTAATGATGTACGTGCTGAATACACAGGAAACGTTCGGGTACTATGACAATACTCTGTCACCTGCCAATTATATTCCAGATGACGTCTACCTGCCAGACATGTATACCAAGAATACAGTCGTGTCTAACAAGGTAACCCCTGTGAAGTATGAAGATCCGTTTGAAGAAGTAAAGACGTTGTACGGTCACTCTAAGATGCCATACACAACGGGACAAACACACTTACCGGCGACGATTTACCCCACAAAACGCCAGATTGACACGGTATCAGGCAATCATTGGCTTCCCGTTATGCAGCCCCCAAGCGACACCTTTGCACATGAACCGATTCCGTTGAACACTGAAGAAATATTACAAAGAGATAACCGTAATATCAAGAACTCTGGCATACATCCTCTGAATGACGTACGTTTCTTAATCGAACCATAAGCTATTCCGTTTCTTATTGCGTTTTTTTTTGTTTTATATATTCAACTGTACCCGTATAAAGGGGATAATAAAGGGGATAATAAAGGAGAATAGGATGTCAAGTGTATTAAAGTTATCGGACGTGTCTGTCGAGAAGATTCTCATAGGAAAGAAGTTCAAAAAGTTATCTGACGATGACAAGATAATTCCGTGTAAGTTTACACGCTCCGCGATGTACGTTCAGACTCCACCTATTCGGTTATTGTCTGGTGTATCGGATGGACATATTACGCTCGCAGATCAAGCCGACCTATTCGATTTGGTTCTCAAGACCGACGAGTATGTAACCAGCAAGTTGCAAACCAAATGGCCCGAGATATTTGCAGGTATACAGTCAGTATACAAAAGTCCTATTAGTGTGTCATCCGACCGCCAGTTGACTATGCGGGCTAGTGTGGCATCCAGCGCCAATGTATATTCGTCTGGTAAAGACTGTACACAACAAGACTTGTCGTCTGGTATGGCGGTCATTCTGTTACTCCGTATCGACGGCATTCTGTTACATAAAGGTGTCATCACGACGTCATGGGAAGTTGCACAGGTCAAGCTGTACTCGCCCCCAAAGAAGCGCGTTGTCAAGTTACAAGAACTGTCAATAGTAGAGGAATCTGAAAACGAATGTGTATATGATTCCACGGTTGAGATGTTACCCTATTATGACGAGACAGGGCCTACCGAAGAACAGGCAGAACAGGCAGAGCAGGAAGCCGAACCAGAACAAGAGACTCATGTTCATGAAGCCGAAGGTGGGTCATTTATTATATCTGATGACTCACAAGAATTAGACGACTACCCGGTCGCAGAAGACAATCTTGTATCAGAAGACGAATCTCCAGACACTCATATCACCTTGGTATAAAGTCAAAATTCTATTTTGAAGTGGAGTTTTTATTTTGTCGAAGTCCCACTTACGGTGTTTCGTTTTGAACGTGCGTTTATTTTTTAGAGGTTCACGTCTGCACAATAAAATACAAATTTTTTATGTAATGTATATTATATAAATAAACCGAGTATGCCGGCAATAACAAATAATCAAATATACTTGTTCATAGCAGTTGCAATCATAGGATACTTTATATATTCTCGCTATCGTGCCGAGGGTCTTGATAACGTATACGGTGATGCCAGTGATCGTCAAAATGATCTGTACTACGACGCTCCCGCTTCGGTTGCAGGTTCCGGTGCTGATATGGCCGTTGCTGACCCTACCGATAACGGTATGTATGCATTGCCCCCACCTCCATTGACCGCCGATGACTTGCTGCCTTCCAGTGACTTCATGGAATGGGAGAAATTACATCCATCCGGAAAAGGTCAACTGACTGATCGCAACTTCTTAACTGCCGGACATCACATAGGTATTAACACACAAGGCCAGTCACTCCGCAACGCCAATCTTCAGTTGCGTTCTGAGCCCCCAAATCCCCAAATCGCTGTATCCCCGTGGCAACAAGCCACTATTGGTCCCGATATCAATAGACGTTCCCTCGAAGTTGGTGAGAACACTGTGACCGCATACAAAATCTAAACAATGTGCCTTTTTCCGTGCAATTCATGCGACTGTCAAGTCAATGACCCGTTTGTCCTTTTTGACATATCGCCTTGGTACATACCGTGGGGGCTTTGGTTGTGTTTCCGACTCTGACAATACCAACTCTCCATTCTTATACACTTTTACACCGTCATATGATGCTACAGTGTGTACGTATCCATAAACACTACGACTTGCAGCGTTTATAGATCTTGTTATGGTGTGGATGTCTGCTGTGGTAATATGTGTCTGTGTATTTAACATGGTTGCTATATTGTATAGCACCCGTGTGTGTTCGTCTAAAGACATTCTTTACTTTATTAATTAGTAAGTATACCCAATTAGTAAGTATAAGCTTGCTAGTAAAGTCATTTTATTAAAGAAAGTCACATTAAAACAACGTACACACTAAAACAAAGTACATAAAGGAATGTCTTCAGCCAAGTGGACTTGTATTATCCCAGACATAGCATACATAACAGACATACCAGAAACCCTTATACCAGATTTCGAAGAGCTGTACAATGCACATCCAGAAGAACGTCCGGACGTACTCATACCATATACTGACACTGTATCTAAGGCCAAACGGTGGCAACAGGTTTACGGCCATGCATACAACTTTGGTAGGTTGTCACATGCGCCACTTGATATGTCGTGCATACCTGGCATTGAAGACCTTATCAAGTTTGCTTTCCCCGGTGTACCCGCCAATGAAATAGGTGCGGTTGTTAATTGGTATGCAATAGGAGAAGACACCATTGGATATCACTCAGACAACCTGATCGGATTAGTTCACAATTCTGATATATGCGTATATACTTTCATATCACATGGTGAACCTGCACGCGACTTCCTCCTTAAGCACAAGACGACACGCATAGTTACAAAGATGCGCCCTGAGAACGGTACTCTGTTAGTTATGCGTGGAGACTGCCAACGCGAGTATGAACATAGTATACCTGTTCGCAAAGGTAAGTATGGTCGACGTGTGTCAGTCACACTCAGGCACTTTATAACTAAAAAATAAAAAAATTAAACTAAAAGGGTTACACAAGTCTTTATTAAGGGTAATTTCACTCTCGTGCCAAGAGAACCGCCGCCATGGCAGCCCCACCTAGCATCACACCAACAAATAAGCCGGTTCCAGTAGAATCTGTGCGATTGCGTGCCTTACCAGTAAGGTCAACCACAAGAACATCGGTTACGAATGTGACATTCCGTATCTTGTCCTGTTCGGGCGCTTCAGTATGTATTATAGCAGCATAACCAGCGTCTTGAAGATCACCGGATGCCATACTGTGGATGTCATCTGTAGTCAGGATTCCGGAACACGCTTCTGAAATGTGTGCATTGTCATCATAATAGTATGCATTATTACCACAACGTCTCGTATTCCGTATGACCGCGGTGTTTTTCTGGCCAAGTATTCCCTGTGAACACGTAGCCAAAAAAGACTTGAGTACTTGGCCCTTGCATACAGCGGCCCTCTTTTTGCGTGCGTCGAGTGCTTCTTCATAGGACATTCTGTCGTTATTATTTTTATTATTATTACGTATTCACAAGGAGTACGTTGACTAAAGATACACCGTCTTTTATTATAAAATGAATAACAATAATAACGATCCCGACTAAAGATGTCCGCGACAGGGCGCCGCACATCAGAACGTCTACGTAAAAGTAAAAATAATAACAACGACACTGACACGCAACCGATAATGGCTGACACTAAACGCGCTCGACCGACTACAACCGCGGCTGCGAGTACCGCGAAAAAACCCAGGCAAATTTATCCTAAACCACCGTCGTCAGCGAATAACGAACTACAAGACTTCAGTTCGTTCTTCGCTGACTCTTCTACTCCTACACCAGAATCCGACGTGACAGGGATGATATACCGTTTGTTTGGATTGAAGGCAGACGCACCTCCGGTCGCGTCGTCAGACCCAGACACCGCACGCATAATGAGTATTGTGTCCGGTATCTCAAGTAACCAGGCAGATCTAATCGATAAGATAATACGTCTTGAAATAACAGACGACCCGCGATTACAACCACAAATCGACGTTCTGAAAGCAACCATGATACACAAGCTGACGGCAGACAAAAGCCCCTTTGGCGGTACTGATAACAAACACCTAGACATGATAACACGTCTATTACAAATTCCGTTTGGTAAGTATTCAAGTCCCGTGAAGGACGCCAGTGATACTATGTTCGATACACTGAAACGCGTCGAACGCAGTATGAATGACTGTATATACGGACAAACTGATGCGAAAAAGAGCATCATGGATTACATCGCAACACGCCTTACGCACCAAGGCTCTGGGTCTCCTCCTGGCAACTGCCTACTCTTTGTAGGCCCACCTGGCGTGGGTAAGACACGCCTCGCACAACATGGCATATCTGCCGCTACGAATCAGAAGTTTGTAAGTATACAATTAGGAGGAAAGTCGGACGCAAACGAACTCACTGGATATGGTATGACATACACGGGTTCAAGACCCGGATGCTTGTTGGCTGAGATTATCATGGCTGGTGTTATGAATCCTGTCATCTTCTTTGACGAACTCGACAAGGTGTCGCAAAAGGCAGACGACATATTCTCTGCACTCATACAAATCACCGACCCCACACAGAACAAGACCTGGAAAGATTCGTACTTTCAAGGTGTTCCTATCGATTTGTCTAAGGTGCTCTTCGTATTTTCGTGTAACGACCTCACGAGAGTTAATCGTATACTTCTTGAACGCATGCAAATTATCCGGTTCAAAGAATATACTGACCTCGAAAAGCCTAACATAATCACACAACACATTCTCCCTGAACTTCTAGTTCATTCTAACGTGAAGGTCACATTTAGTAACTATGCGATTAGTTACGTGATGTCACGAACAAGCGGAGTGTCCTCATTGCGCCCACTCAAGACAGTATTATCAATGATACTGTCTAGAATCAACACTTATATTCTAGCGTCGGAATACATGACGACTGATACTACAGAACTGACTCTGGTAGATAAACTACCTATTCAGATTTCGCCAGACCTCAGCGTGTGTATAGATCGGAATATACAGGCGGTTTACGACATATGTATAGCGTCTACTCCAAACACTGATGTCACCAGTTATTATATATAAATACTTCGGAAACCAGTTATTATAAATAAAGACTTCGGAACAAATAAAAGAAACCATCAGAAACCAGTTATTATAAATAAAGACTTCGGAACAAATAAAAGAAACATCAGAAATGAATACCTATAAAGAATTTATTACTTAGGGAAACCAACAAGTCCAGCACCTATGCCAAAGCCGGCACCCATTCTAGCGCCTTCTGATACAGCAGGTGCGTATAAGTCGAGAACCATAAATACAAGAGCAGCTGTCAACGCAAGTGTGAAAATCTCATTGGGGAGCTTATTCGAATTTGGTAATACATAGAATGCAACAAATGCAACGGCTGCACCTTCTAGTACATATTTAATAACATTCGTGAGTACGGATTCTTGTTGTGCGGCGCTCATTTTCTAAATTATAATATAACAAAACAAAATAAAATACGGGTGTGTTATAGGTTATAATACTTTTATAATACTTTATTGGCTGTGTTTATTAGATTTTTATGACTTTGTTATGACCTTTTTACTTGTCAAGTTCAGACATCATAGGATTAGTGTCAGCCACAGCAAGAGATGCGTCAGGAATGTACTCAACAGCCTGGCAGCAAGCATTGAACTCGGCTTCTTGGGCGTCGTGCTTGGCACGCATTTCAAGTAAACGGTCTTCCAATTGTAGTATGCTGTTCTTGGTGGCCTGTAGTTGTGCGTCGAGTGCACGAGGGTCTGCTGGGGCTGGTTCTTCGGGCTCAGCCGCGCGTTCATTCAGTAGTGCGTCCATCATGCTCTTCTTTCTCTCTTCGTAGTGCTTCTTGACACGAATGTCCTCTTCGCGCTTGCCTTTCATGAGGCTGTTCAACTCAGTGTCAGCGTACACTTGCTCTTCAACGGTTTCCGCATCAGGGGCGAATGTAACCCACTTACCAACTTCGGCCACAAACACATTGTGATGTGCGTCGAATTCCTTTATACTCTCACATCGCTTTGTGGCGAGTTCCATAGACCTAAAGCTGCCTCGAACCTTCATTGCTCTGCGCGAGGCCATCATCGTCTCCCACTCCTTTACGACAATAGACACACGCTCAGCTGTAATACCACAAACGTCTGCAATGTGAATGTATGCCTCAGTAGACATCTTCTCAGTTGGTGTCACAAACGACAAGCACGCAAACTGCTGGTTGTCGATAACAGGATCCTCAAGTAAGAAATCGCATTCAGCTACGGGTGTTTGCTTGAGGGGCGTACTCTTCTTTTGACGCTTCTCTTGGAATTTTCTTTTCAGTTCTGCTAACTTACCTTTGTTGTTTGACTTCATTCTTTTTTATAATATATCCACAGTCGTTTATACTTTTCATTTTATATAATAAGTATGTGTTTTTTCCGCGCGCAAGAAAGACTAGAAATTCCATTCGTGTTTGCATATATAACAACAGCAAAACGTAGTCATCGGCTCATCCGGACTACGAATCTGTAACTGGGCTTTTACATATGTTTTACGATACATCCTTCCCGCACCACGGCACTTACCACACACATGGGCACTATCTGGAACCGTTGATATATCGACTTCCTTCACGGTGTCATCCAGATTCGACAGTATCACGAGGCGGGTGTATTTCACATGATCTAGGCTGTCAAATAGTCCATAGTTATCTATCTCTGGACACACCTTGATGACCGTACTTATATTCTGTATCGCGGCGTGGATCTCATATGGATCTGTTTCTTTGTAAGTGTCCATAAAGGATGCAATGAAACTGTCAGGGGCAGCATTACGTGCTCCTGCTAGAATACGCCTTAGTAACCACACCAGTTTAGGATTTGTTATACCAGTCTCGAATACTATATAGTTAGTACACAATGTATCACGCAAAGTGTCTTTCTGTTCGAGTGTCAACCCTGGTAGGCGAGTTAATGCAGCATTATACGCATCTTGGCAGCGCCCTGTGTGCAGAAGTGTATCCGTGTGTCCACTCACCAGTTCCATTCTTTATTATACTGTCGCACTAATAATTAATAATTACCAAGCTGGTCACACTAATAATTAATAAATTACCAAGCTGGTCACACTAAAATAAAATGTACGGGTATACATACAATTTATTTTAAAGGACTTTATTATAAGAAATTAGTAGTTTATTAATTACTAATACAGAATGTCAAAATCACTGAGCAGTATAACTACTGCGACCACTGCAAATATAACAGGAAACTTGACAGTATCGGGTGCGACGAATACACTAAACTTTGCAACCGGGGTCATAGGAACAACACAATTAGCAGTTGACTCTGTTAATGCGACATCACTTGCGAATACTACCATAACAGGCAGTGACGTCGCGGCAGGTACTATACAAGGTTCAAAGGTCGCCGCGACAACTATACTCACAGGAAACATAGCGTCCGCAACACTAGTAGCCAGTAACTTTGCCAATGCGACTATAGCATCCGCTGACATCGCGTTGGGAACCGTTACTACATCAGACTTTGCGAATGGTTCTGTGACTGGTGCGGTCGTTGCATCAGGAACGTTGACAGGTGCGTCTTTCGGCACGGCTGCAGTAACAACGGCTAAAATGGCCTCGAGCGGTGTCGCGGGCAGTATATTAGTTGGAAACGGCACGAGTATGACGAACTTGTCACCAGGAACGTCTGGGCAAGTGCTTCAAGTATCAGGTGGAACTGCTGTGTATGGTGGTCTCGCTGCTAGTATTACGGGTGCACTCGCGTCCGAGTACATGGGGAATGCTGGACCTATATCAACGACTGTTGAACACACATACCTGGATACGAATAAAGGTGCGCTGCCCGAGTGGTATATATCAGTGTATGGAAACGGTAACGGATCTATCACTGAGTACAGCCCCGTGATCGACTCTGCTGGTAATATATACATTCTTCGTGGAAATGGAACCTCGAGTGCCAGTTTTAATATATATGACCAACCTTACCAGACAACGTCCGGGATAACATCGCCTATTACAACGGTGAACTATCTCCTTGTAAAGTACTCGTCCGCGGGAGTCGCTCAATGGAGTGCCGGTGTTAGTGCACTACAATCGACTTCAAATACCACTGGTTGTGCTGATATTACTATTGACTCTAGTAATAATATATATATAATAATAGGAAACTTGGCATCTGGTGCAGTTACTACTTACAGCGCTCCTAACGCCGGCACTGCCTTTGGTACATTCACGCCTGGTACTACAAGTACGATACTAGTAAAGTATAATTCTAGTGGCGTTGTTCAATGGCACACTAAGATAGTCGGTTCAACTAATGCTACTGCAAGACCGTGCATAGCGTGCGACGGCACTAACGTATACATTGCAAAGGCTTATAACGCGCAAGTCGATTTTTATAGTTATTCGACACCAACCACATTCACTGGTCCAAGTTCGCTTGTGGTAACAGGATCAACTGATAATTTGTACATAGTTAAGTACACTGCGGCGACAGGCGCTTTGAACTTGCGAACGCGGATAACACAGACAAATATGACTATTGATAACCCATGCTTAGTGGCTTATGGGTCTGGTGTTTTACTGTCATTCTACGGTGTAGCAGCAGCCACGGCTACCTTGTTGATATACTCTGACAATGGCACCACCACTGGAACGTTGTGGCGTACTATACCAACAGCTGCGTTGACTAGCGGACGCGGTCATACATTTCTCATTCGTTGGACAACCGCACTAGCCGGACAACAGAGTACATACATTGCAACTAATGACGTCCAGGGAACTGTGGTTATGCGGCCTTCTGGTGTGTGTACGGACGGTACGAATATATATCTTATGACACACGGCCAGCTCGCTTCTGCTGGGGTTATGCAAGTATACTCTGATTCAGCTGGTGTTACACCAACCTCTTTTGGCACGCTTGCTACATATTCCGCTGGTAATGTAGAAAACAACAATCCAATTGGCCTCGTAAAGTATAACACATCACTTGTTGCACAGTTAATGACAAAAATTACGCTTGGAAGTATAACGAATGATATAGCCATCCTTAATCCGAGGACATTAAGTGGTGGTAGTCCTGGATCCAACTACCTAGGAATGGCAACACTATCGACTACACATGTTTACGTAGCATTTACTGCAGATTTTAACGCGACAAACCCGTCTGATATAGAATTCAAAGGCTATACACAACCTGGCACGGTTGTTAGTAATAGTAGAATAGTGTCCCCGGGTGTAACTCAAAATGGATGTATTATTAAGTATACATCAGCATTGGTATGTGATCATATAAACTTAGTTAACAGTGTAACATATCTCGGATCCCCATTAACATCTGCAAATGCTGTGTATGCCATCGCAACAAGTAGTGCTGGGTTTGGCATCTCAGACTACTATATATACGGTGACACTGGATATATATATAATAATCCAAGTGTTGATGAGTGGTTAATAAAATACAACGAATCTCTTGTGAGGGAATTGTCACTAGCAAATGGTGCTAGTGTACCTCTTAATAAAACGGTGTCATTACGTAACGAACTTTATTCTGCAAATCTGCCGGCGGTCATCAATGTTACAACTATGATATCCGACTTTGGAACTGCGTACACAGTTATTACTATGAATACAAAAGGCGAGACAATAACGCTACGTTGGAACGGTACATACTGGAATGTGGTCAAGAACAACGGCGCTAGTCTAACATAAATGCCGTTCCCCTAGAGGACTTTAACGAAGTCAGACTCATTTACAACAACCCAATAGCTGCCATTCCACGCCAAGGACACACTTGCTCCTTTGCTAGGAAGCATTACTGTCGTAATCGCTCCACCGGACACGTTGTCGAATGCAGTCGTGGCTGTCACTTTCAAGTTTGAATACATAGTCCCGTTGTACGTTGTGTAGTTTCTGATGATTATGTCGTGTATAAGTGAATTACCCGTTCCATCCGCAATAGTAAGTCGGCCGGACACTGGTCTAGATGCAAACTTAAGAAGGAATGCATCGGTAGAACCAACCACGGGAATACTAGCCAACTGAGAAGTCAATTGTCCTGGATCTAGGATAACACCTGCTGTAGTGTCAACGTATCCAGCTATGTAAACATTCCCGTCATATACCGTGACACCACACATGAGACAATTGTTATTCACGGCAGATACCCACACTGCGTTGCCAGAAAAGTCGTACTTGAATATGAACCCACTAGCAGCTGCAACAGGACCGACTGTCGTATTCTGTGTCGTCCCAGTTGGATCATATGCATACGTGAGTGCCGTTGCGTTGTTACCCGTAACGTAGAACCCAGACTCATCTGCATACACAGCACTACAATTATCGTTGTCAGTACCAGCGCTTGATATTTTTGTTAGAAAGCTATTGGCACCCGTATTCTTATTATACTTTGCTATTAGGATGTCTCTGCCACCAACAGAACTAACTGAATTACCAGAACTAGAACTACCTGGTGCATTATAGGCCGTAACCGTGTTGTTAAAGTCTGATACACAATAAACACTATTACCATAAACAGACACGTCAACAAAAGTAAAAGTACCAGCAGTTACACCTATCTTCGTTGCCCAGTACCCCACACCAGTCACACAGTCAAATCCCACAATTAAAAGTGAATTCGAAACTGCACTGTTAACGACCGCTAGAGTCGACACTGAGCCAGTCGGGCCATCTGATATAGTCGAATTACCTGTACTCATCCACCCAGCGATATACACATTATACCCATCAGAACACACCCCTGTGTAGCTAGGTGTCGATATATTAGAAACATTCGTCCACCACTGAGCTATTAAGTCAAGATTATACTTTATGACTACGAATACATTGGCGACTGCCATGCTTCCTGCAGTTGCTGCTCCTGTAGGTCCGTTGTATATAGTAACTGGTGATGTACCGTTTTTCTGGTTTATGTATATACCAGACGCGTCCATGCACAGCGAAGACCCCAAGTGACCACGCGACGTCCCCGCATAAATCGAGATAGCCCCAGTATCACACCGCAATCGGATGATCGCGGAAACAAACGTAGCAGGCGTTGATGCAACACTGGCCCCCAAGGCAGTACCAGGGGCTACAGCATTATACAATAGAATCGCACCGGCTGTACCAGAATCCTTGCACACACCAACATAAAGGTACTTTCCGTCACTCACAAGGGCAGTTCCGTAGAAGTGTGCGACGACGGCGCCCGTAGATGCGAATCGCGTATACCACTGGATGACACCTGACGTGTTGTATTTGATGAGTATGCAATCCTGTGTGCCTACGAGTGCAGGTGCATTTCCGTATACAACGTCAGCGGTTGAATACAATCCACATGTAGTACTCGTTGTTGTGTGTACCATGTACACACCAGAATAATCAGAGCACGTCCTTGGATTATACACTGTAGTACCTTCTACAAGTGTTCCCCCGGAAACAGACCGCCACCCTCCTTGTGGTAATACAGAATTCCGGTATTTTATAATGTATTGTCCCGATATAGTCGTTGGTATAGACAAAGTTGGCATGCTTGTACCTGTTCCTGGAGGATCATAAAAAGTTCTAATTGATGACGATTCACTCGCCCCAAACGCAGAAATATAAACATCACCATTTAACGTGCCGATTGAATCGCCGTATAACGTCGCTGAACCATTTGTACTTAACCCACCTGTCTGGTATTGAGCTATACCAGAAGTATTATATTTTACCACGAATAAGGAAGAACTGCCAGTATAATCACTAAGCGTTGCCGAAGTGCCTGGAGCATCGTATACTGTAATAGGTGTCCCGGCTCTATATCCTGTTAAATACACACCAGTTGTATCAGCACAACATGAATATAAATATCCTATGTTATGAATAAACGTCTTAAAAACACCAGCTAGAGTAGACTTTGCAAACTTCACAACGTACGACCCACCAAGCGTTCCTAGGGTTCCAAAGGAACTTCCTATCGTAGTAGCACCGCCATTATAAATTGTTTTAGTATTACCATAATCATCAAGACCTGATATATACAGATTACTGGTGTCACCACACAGACTACCCATACCCTGTGCACCAGCACCACTACCACCCGTTCGTGTGATATGAGTTATCCTTTGTAATGCCATTGCATAACTGTATGATAGAATAGCATCATCCATCATAGGGGATGCGGATGCTAGAAGAGACCCGCCAGAAGTAGCAACAGCTGCGGTGTGTGAAAATGCAACAAAAATCAGACTAAGTGTGTCATCCGTATGAACTCCCATTCTACGATTCTGTGACATACCTGTTATACTGATCGAACCCTGTCTTACTAACGCATGATTGTACCTAACGAGTACACCACCGCCAGTAGTTGTAGTGAACGCGAGACTCGTGCCACCCGCCGTACCAACAGGGCCGTTAAAAACATTGATGTTACCAGTATACGACGCATTAGTCAACGCACACGTCACCGCAACATTCGCAGCAGATACGTGTATACTTGGGTTAGTGACGCCGGTTCCAGTAGTACCTGTTACTATACGGGTAAAGTCACCCACGGCTCCAGTACTAGAAACGTATTCTATAATTGCACAACATGCTATACCAGCAAAAGATACTGCTAGTGTCGTGCCTAGTGCAGATGTTCCAGGGGCATTGTACATAGTAAGTGTTTGTGTATATGTTACTGCCAAATATACGTTCGTACCATCTGACCCTATACAGGGTTGATACACACTTCCTGTGGCAACTGTTACTCTGGTCTGCCATAATATACTTCCCGTGAACGAATACTTTACAAGCATTACATTCGTACTTCCTATCAGGGTATATGCACTTCCTGCTGAATCAGAACTATCATACGGCGTAACAGTAGAAATGAAATCGCCTGCGTACTCATACGCGACGTATACACCAGTTGAATCTACACACATACTATTGTAAGTGGGGCCAAACGATAAATTACCAACCGTCGACACGGCTGCACGCCAATCACCAACGATGTCACCTGACTCAGTAAGATCCAAGTCAACTATACTATGAGTTTTCGTGATGTCAACCGCAGTACTCGTCCCACCAACGAGTGATAACGTTTCTGCTGAATACGCGTCAAGTGCCCCTGATGCACCCCATACTGCTGTTCCACCAGAAACGGTGAGTGCCTGACCAGTAGTGCCTATAGCGAGTGCTGTCATACTGGTTCCGTTTCCAACTAAAAGACTTCCTGTAGTCCCTGCGATGTCTACGGCAGCCACAGTACTCGCAGCAATGTTACCCGCAAGTATACTTCCTGCTGCGAATTTGGCATCTGTTATAGTTGCAGTGCCTATGTTACTCGTGGCAATTGTTGCATCAAGTATATTTCCACTTGTAATAGTATTCGTAGCGACTTGTGTACCCGTTATCGTATTCGCCACAAAATTACCTGACGTGAGAGTACCAGCTGCTATATTACCCGTTGCTATGGTAGCCGCGGCAAAGTCTTCGTTTTGAATAGTCTCTGGAAATATCTTTGTTGTATCAACGACACCAGCGGCTATCATAGCATTCGTAATGGACGCTTCTGATAACGTCACTGTGCTCGATCCGGACACAACCAAATTACCTGCAACAGTATTACCATTGGAGTTATTGTAGCGAACTATGTATATGTCACTACCACCCGTTGCAGGCGATGCGGGGACTGTTTGTGACAAGACGGAGATCCCAGGTGACGCGGTCGCCCCAGGTGGATCATAGAAAGTTGCAGTGGCTGAGTTGTATACACCCATACAGTATACATTGCCATTGACAGCACGCACTGTATTACCAACTTCACCTGACCCTGCGCCAGTCACACGCGTAGCCCACTGTGAAACGAGTGAACTGTTAAACTTTACTATGTATACGTCGTTACCAGTGACAGCAGTAAACGTAGGCAAGGCTCCTGCTGAACCACCAGGGGAATCGTACACACTCAAGACACCGGAATATCCTCCTGTCACGTAAACCCCTGTGACGTCAGCGTATATGTCCTCAGCAGAGTCTGTTCCTGTAGTTGCAATCTTGGCTTGAAATGTCACCGCGCCAGTACTCGCGTTGTAGGCAGTAACGTATCCGTCTTGACTGGCTGACACACTGGCCATAGTTGTCATGGTCGCACTCGTACCGGGGGCATCATATGAAGTCAACGTACCCGTAAACACACCACACGTATACACGGCGCCGTTGTATACGGTTATTCCTCTTCCTTGTAATGGCGCCGTAGTTGCAACGCTGCGTGTAGCCCACACACCAACACCGGTTGTACAGGCATATGCCACTATAAAGCTGTTCGCGGTACCTGCCGCCAGTGTAGCAAGTGTTGTAGCTGTACCGGATGGACCATTGTATACAGTCAACGTAGCGCTGTTATATGTACCTGTCAAGTATACGTTCGTGCTGTCAGTACAAATACTATAAGGCAAGTCCGATGCACCAGCGCCTGTAATACGTGTCATCCATGACATCTTAAGTTCCTGTGTGTACTTAACGACAAAGGTGTCAGCAGCCGTTGTGACCGACAGAGTTCCTGCCGACACGGGTGCACCGAGTGGTGTTGCTGCGCTGTTGTATACAGTACAACTAGCAGCCGAGTACGCACCAGATACATACACACCAGAGCCATCAACGGCTATTCCCTTGTGAAGATTGTTATCGACAGACGCTATGACCGTGTACGCGACAACCGCACCAGTACTTGCGTTGTATTGAACTACACATGTATTCTGTGATGCACCTGTTATCGACGCGGTTGCGGCCAAAGAGCCTCCTGCACTGTACAAGTTAAGGCCCGCTGCATACGACATGACAGCGTATAAGTATTTTCCATTTGTTGCTATACAACAGTTCGTATCAGCAAGTGAACTCGTGGCGCGAGTGGACCATAGATACGTACCTGTTAAACTGTACTTTACGAGAATTATGTCAGTCGATGTACCGGAGTTCACGAATGACGTCTGTAGTACGTCGGCCGAAGTAAATATGTTAACAGTTCCGACGTCATATGTTCCCATTATGTATACGCCCGTACTGTCCGCAGTCATCTTTTCTCCAAGATCGTTAACTGCACCGGTACTTCCTATTTTTGCACGCCACGACGCTGAAATACTATTGACTAAGTCTGTGGTTATCACAGATGTCATGCCTGACGTTGTTATATCATTCGTCGACAATGACATATTATATATTATAACGGTTCTTTAATTTTTTATTCATTTTACTTTTTAAATATACACGTCGCGGATTTATACAGCGAACGACACGGAGACCGCTCGAAAGGTCTGTCCATGTGTCAACCGTAGTTTTTCAAGTACCTTCAACGCCACCTGTGAACAACTCTGTTGTGCAGCTTTCTTATTAGGCGCGACCCCCACACACTGTTTGAATCCAAGTGCCGTGTAGTAGTTGTATATGTCAAGAGCATAACCAGGGCTGTTTTCGTTAAGATGTGTTGGTGACACCCATCCTAGTGTATACGGATCGCCTGGTGTGTACACACACTGTTTGAAGCCACGTGTGTCAGTGTCTTTGATGTGTACATCGTAATAACAGGGTTGAGGCCACATACCGAGCTGGGCCTGGAAGTCCATCAATATCAACTCCTTGTAATTGTTCTTTTCCGACATAAACCGCTCTAGTTGTTCTGTCGTGCCATAGATCTTATCGAGTAGTCCACGTATAAACTGGTAGCATCGCATATACCCAACGCCAGGAATTGCATTGAACGAAATAAATATGGCCGCCACGAATGCCTCGAAAATGTCTTCTAAGAGTATGGGATCGTCTTTACAGAGTAATTTCTGTGCCGCCTTGTCAGATATGCGAATGTATCGTTCAAGTTCAAGGAATTTCGCATATCGTATGCAGGCATCGGTCTGTACCAATTTTGATCGCAATTTCGTAAGAAACCCCTCTGGTTTCGTAGGGAATTTGTTGTATATGTAATCGGTAACTATGAGATCAAGTATCGCATCACCAAGAAACTCTGGGCGTTCATACGTTCCCGTTACAAGTTTTGGATTCTGGTCTGCGTATGGCGCATACATGTCAGTTATGTCAGACCCTGTATTAAAGTACCATGAATGATGTGTCAAGGAGTTTAAGAATATTTCAAAGTTTGGTATTGTTAGTTCTTTTCCAGTGCCTTTCTTCAGTATAAATTGAATGTCACTCTCGGTAATAGACCTTCGCGTGTCGGGTGTTTCTAACGGTAAGAGGTCATGTTTTTGCGTTGCGCGTTCACGTTCTTGTTTCTCTCTTTCACGGTTAAAATAGCCTAACATAATGTATCGTCTTACTATACTGTACGTACATTCATTTTACGGAAAGACTACATTCATAATTAATAAATTACCAATTTGTTATGATCGCCGCATTTGATATAGGAACGCGCAATCTGAGCTTTGCTATCATAAAACCAACCGACACTTCATACGAAATCATAGAGTGGGTTAATGTTGACCTTGTCCAGAAAGCCCAAGAAACTGCAAACCTGGTACCGAAATCCAATGCAGGTGTGTGCAGCTGTAAAACGAAGACTGGTAAGCCGTGTGCATCTAAGAATGTTGTGTCGGTGTCGCGCATTGCAGTGGAGAAAAGACTACTTGGTATGTCGAAAGGCGACCTCGTTACACTCGCGGGCGGCTCGCAGACACAACAGAAAAAGGATCTTATGCAAGACATTCTGAGTAAGGTTTCTGACGGCGACTATTGTTCGCGTCACTTCCCATCAGGACTGCCATTCAAATTCGAAGACTTGAAAGCTCTCGTAGTGTCTGGCGATGCGCGCAACAGAAAAAAGATTACGGATATCTTATTAACAGCGGCAATGGTGAGTGTATTAGACACCTATCCCGTATTACTGGATGTTAATACGATATTAATAGAAATACAGATGCGCAAGGATATGATATGTATAGCAGCACAGATAAAAGGCTATCTCATAACGCGCCGACTTGTAGACCGTAACAGACCAGACTTTCAAATCATTGACATGCCGGCTATTAAGAAATTGTGTATGTACGACGGCCCGGCAATAGTGTGCAAGTTAAAAACCATTCATACGCGGAATAAGTACTTTGGAGTTGCACACGCTATGTATCTGTTAAAAGACCGCCCGGAATATCTATCTATTATCAATGAAAGTAAGAAAAAGGACGACATGTGTGACACACTATTGATGTGTCTGTATCACTTATACGTTGTGACTCTTAAGACGAGAGAACACATACCATTTATAGACCCCGCGCGTGCTGGTACAAAACCCCGTAAACACAGAAGCGTCTTTAGTAAATATAACAAGAAAATTCGTACGACACAATAAAAAGAAGTTATAACAAAAAATAATGCAAGCTGGGGTGGTCATCCTAGCAGCCATTGCACTGGGAATCGCGTTAGCAATTGGACTCGGAATTGCCATAGAAAGATACATGGCACAACGGAACCAGTGTAAAGGTATCACTGCGACTGACGACGTGGGCGAACCTATTGATTACTTTCAGATAAGGGGTCATGTTGAATCAGATTCTGACTATGAACACGCCATTGAAATTTAATAAATAGTCTTTTATTGTTAGTCTTTTATATCAAAGCAACACAATTGTCTGCTAGTGCTGAGTATTGTTTAAGTTCGCGAACTAAGACCTTTCTGAATGTTGGATACAACATGACTTCAGCAAATGTGTCAGTCGTATTCCCCAAGTGTGACGATTCATTGTTATAAAACTCTGGGTCGTCGGAATGTTTCTCAAGAATCTTGTACACGTGTGTAAAGTCGCGGTCCCTGTAGATATCGATATTATTCATGTGTACGTAACGCAACGTGATGTATTCGAATATCCGAGTAAAGGGCAGTCTATCAGTAATGTCACCAGTATCCGGCGTAGAATCGTGTATAATAACACGTGAGATCATACCATTCTTGAGATACTGATCGTAGTATACTCGCAGACGGGGCCCGTTTGGTGGCTGTGTGCATGTGTGTACGTCCTGTTTATCGCCGACAGTATAGTAGAACATAATGTCGTTGTCCTCAGGGGAATACACATAATCAAATGTGATCACATTCTCGAATAGACTTTCGCTGTTGATAATAGCATCGACCGCGTCAGGAATGTTTGTGACGAATCGAAAGCAAAACTCGTTCATACTCAATGAACGCATTTGCTGCATATGGAGAGACTTACGTTCTTTGTCGTTTAGCATACGCACTATAGAAGTCACCGCGTTAACGTCGGTGTCTCTTACATAAACGTCCACTTTGTATGCGTGTTTCCTTATCATGAGTTTCTGTAATTCACGTACACAATTCACGTTCGCAGTGTCCATAAATGCTATACACAACGATCTGAAGCCAGACGTAATCACATAAAACAGACCCGAGTCGTCGGAAATGTCAGTGAGTTCATATTTTAACTTCATAAGGTCTTGGGCGCTACGTGGTAGGATGTCTACCGGGATAATCGTTATAAGGTCCTCTGGCAAAGGACCTGTGTATAGTATGACCACAAGGTCGACTCTACTAACTGCACATTCGGGTGTTATAGATAGAATATTCATTTATACGGTATTATACGTTATACACTTGTACAACGTATTCATTTTAAATAATATACGCATATAAATGTCAGAACACCCAAAGGCGTATTATACACCAGACAAGTTGGAAGCAGGACTCGATGAATGTGGGTACGGATCTCTTGCAGGTCCCGTGGTTGGTTCAGTTGTAATATGGCCACGTACTATTGTACTAGACAATGCAGAGGAAGTCTTTTTATACGGTAAAATAACAGACTCTAAGAAATTGTCGCGCAGTATGCGTGCCCGCTTGACATCCTTTATTATATGCAAGTGTGTTGACTATTCAGTTGTGTTCATCGATAACGATATTATAGATGAGATTAATGTACTACAAGCCAGAAACTTAGCATTTCGCCAGGCCATAGCACGGCTTGGACCAACACATAAACCCGACTTGTTACTAGTCGACGGCACCGCTAGTATATACTCGGGCCGACCAGAGTCAGAGAAGATACCAGAAGTCCTAATAATAGAAGGCGATCGCAAGTACATGTCAATCGCAGCCGCCAGTATAATAGGAAAGCACTATCATGATGAATATATGGGCCAAATCGACATAGAAACTGGCGGTGTATACGAGTGGGGTGGTAATATGGGGTATGGTGCATCAAAACACATAACTGCAATGAAAATACACGGCTTGTCACGGTATCATCGGAAAACGTATAATATATGTCGCCAGATTCATAACAAGAATGAGTTTCTTCGCATAGCCGACATAGAAGACTCAGCCGAGCTTCATGAAGTAGACGATGACTGCTAACACGAGTGCCTTGAAGGCGGCCGATGCCATCCAGTTATCCGCCAGGTAGGGTAGACCGTCCAGCATGTCGTTGAGCTGAGGAAGTGATGCAATCAGAACGGCGATCATGACCGTAGTCGGAACGCGCAGAGAATACTTATCCATACTATTCTTCAGTGTATCAACGAAACCGGCGTCGTCTTCGTCTGATTCATCTTCAAAATGGACGCGTTTCTTATGGTGTCTAGGTGGCTGTTGTTGCGGTTGTTGTTCTTGTTGATGATCATAGTATTGGTCTTGCTGTTGTTGCTGCTGGGGAGGGACTGCCGAATTCATATCACTGAGAACTTCATCTAATAATGTTGACATCTGAACTCTTTATAATAAGATTCTTTTTATATTTTTGGAATATTTAACGCGCAATGTATAAAAGTTTATAAACTACCGCTTGTAGTATAAGTAATTTATTAATTAGTGTAACACGAATAGCAAATGACTACATCACCAAACGAGAGCATAAGAGAATACACCGCTATTGTAACTGAGATCGAAACCCATACTAAGGCCCTGAACGCTCTCCGAAAACGCAAGGACGTTCTAGCGGGTAATATATTTGATATAATGACCCAAAACGGAAACGCGAACTATACAATAAAAACGAAGTCCGGTAATTTCGCCTTCAAGTCAGTCAGTGTATTCAGTGGGTTTAACAAAGAGTATTTCAAGTCGGTGTTTACAAAATGTTTTAATGGTGACGCCGCAAAAGTGGACACCGTGGTCAATGCATTGTATGCAAATCGCACTAAAAATACAAAGAATGTGTTAACGCGCGTTGACTAATAGTGCATAGTCCTCATATCTTGTTTACAGCATGGACAGAATGGCTTGAGTTTAAACCATTCCCGTATACACGACATATGATAGTGATGTGTACACGGCAACTTGTATACATCACCACACGACTCTGCGTCAAAATCACACATACATACTGCACACCTTGGATATTCGGTAGTGTCTATGCAGCCCGGTATTTCGAACGCACTGATTTCCGCCTCACTTAGTGGAACTGGTACATCTTCATAGACTGGTGGTGCCGCGTTATGGAATACAGCATATATATTACCAAGTGCGTCTATCACACCGCCTATTAACTGTCCTGTGTTGACGCCAAAATGTTCATGGTCGTCTTCTTCGTCGTCTTCGTCTTCGTCTTCGTTTTCGTCGTCTGCATCTGTGTCGGTAAGAGTGTCTGGGGTACTTGAATCAGAATCTGACTCTGGGTCAGGGATGGGTGTGTTATTCGGAACAGGCATATTCGCAGTGGGCATGCCACCGATTTGATTTATACCATCAAGTAACTCCAGTGTATACAGAATCCGCATCTCTATCTCTGGGGTAACATCGTCAGTGGGCGTGTTCATTAGGTCAGTGAGTTCAGCCTCTAATGTAACGCGCATAAACGTACTAAATAATGACATTCCAAGGCTATAAGCGTTCGGCTGTTATACTATCATTTCTTATAATTATTCATTCATTTTACACGTTTCACTGTCTATGAAAAGCCTGTAAAAAGGATATGCCTGCGATGTGTCTATACTGCGCATAAGGTCAGTTACTGTGTACCAGTTAACGTGTGCTTCTGTTATATTTGAGTCTATACCTGCGTATCTGCCATTATACGTAATATAATACGACGGGCCTATATCAACGTGAATGCTTTTCTTTCTTCTTTTGCGTGAAACGGAGAGTGTCATACACCCGGCACCCGAGATAGGCAATAATTGTAATAATCGGTGCAGAACACTTTCTGTGTACTCCATTCGTTTGTACATCGTGAGTATACTATATACCGCATCATCAACTATGTTAACAGGAAGGGCCCCTCGTCGTACATTCATTTCTATAGCGTAACATAATAATGACGTCTTGGCAGTTCCACGTCCCGTCGGCCCACCACGAATAACAGATCGTATCACGTAACTCCCGTTAGTGTGTTCTATAACACATCTCGTATAAAACAGCGGCTGTTTCTGCACCTCTTTGTGTATACATAAACTGGTACACGCTTGAACGTCGTTTTTGTTATTTATGCGTAAGTACGTAACGTGTCGAAGATCAGTGCCTATTATGTAGTATACGATCTTATTAGTGTACACATAGTAGACGTACATACCATCTAATATAAGCGTCACGAAACCTTCACCGTTTAGGATCTTCACAACACGTGCCTCAGGGTAGCGTTTACTTACATTGTGATATTGTAGTATATTATAAGCGAATTTGCAGTGTGTGTTGTCTGTGGCTTTTTGTTTCTTTGTGTGTTCTATCGTGTCCATAATACGCTTCAACTCTGACTTTTGAAGTCTGCACAAGTCGCTTTCTGTGAGCATTATTGCGTTATAGTATACTTGATACACATATGTAATTCGCGTTATTTTTCCTTGTATTAAAAAAAAGAATATACAATATATAAAAAAGAATATACAATATATATAATGTCCATAAGATACTATCCCGGAACTAGTATACCTATGCCGTATGAAGAGCCCACAGAAACAACGTCTGTCGTTCCACAGGCTTTATCACGTTCGGTGGACAGCATACCAAAACTAGACCATTATACCCACCCTGACAGCCAACGGACGGTCCAACCACAGCAAGCACCAGTGCCTAACTTCCCGAAGATAGCCGAACTCGTAAAGAAAGAAAGTATACTCACCGTGACCTCATACAATCGTGATAGGTCGTTGTATCCAAGTGTCAGCTCGTATTCAGTAAAGTTCTCAGACACGGACCTCCAGTCAAGCCATGTGGTCGGAACTACATTTAAAAACGTGTACTCGATAGAGTTAATATCCGCTGTATATCCAAACACAAATGGATGCTCCGATGAACCTTACCTTAACGTTGTTATTGATGAAATATCAACTACCACTGTACATTCCAACAATCAGTCCACAGGAAGTGCTTTTGCTAGGCTAATTCCCACCGACATTACGGTACCTGCCGGCAAGTTTCTAAGAAGTATGTCGGATGGTATTGATTATAACGGGAAGATATACCGTGCTGGCAATACGCTGGCGAGTCTTGATCGAATGACGATTTCCATTAAGGACATTGATAACAATTTGTTTAACTTTGGTGCGGACAACGTTCTTCCACTGCCTCCAAACAAGGCTATACAGAACTTCTTTACATTCAAAGTAACCACTTTAGAGTGTGATACGAACAGTATTAACACCAACGGTATCTTCTAAGCATAATAATAAAGTAATGACACACAGCACATGCACGTACGTCATATCAAGACAGGGGCATATCTGCATCACAATAGAGTCGTCTGCATACGAATCTGTTATTAAAGGTATATTCAAGCATGCGTATGCATGTGATCTGCAAGTGTCGTTTGGTAACTTGTGGTACTATACATATCACGACGTGGAGTACACAAACGTGAACTTGCACTTTTCTGGTGTCCCTAAGAGTAATATTGAAATCACAGTAACACTTGGTGACAATGTCAGTGTGTCTATAACAAACGAAATTATACCACCTAAGACTATCCTACTTAGAATACTAAACTTGATGTCTTTCGAAGAAGACACCTTTTGATAACGTTTTTGAATGAAAGTATTGTTTATTTAGACTTAGACTTGCTAGTAGGAGTTGTATTTCTGATAGGAGTGGTATCCTTAGGAACAGTAACGTCATGCATACCCAGTATGTCAGATGCAACCGCAGTGGCGCGACTAATCATCTTGGTAACGTCACTGGCGTCTTCAGGGATCATAATGAGACGTGACTTATCACCGAGTTTGCTCAGAGTGTCAAAGTACTCCTTGGCCAGATCGACCCGCATAGATTCTTTACCCATAGGACAGTTGATCGCCTCTGCAATCTTCGCAATAGCATAAGCCCGGGCGTCGGCATCAAGTTTTATCGCAGTTGCATTGGCAGAGGCCTGTCTCTCGATGTCATAGGCTTCTCCCTCAGCGCGAGTCTGTTGGGCCTGGCGGTCTCCTTCTGCCTTGATGATTTCTTGGCGTTTCTCACGCTCAGCCAAAGACTGCAAGTTCAGGGACTTTGATACACGCTCATCTGGTAGAATGTCAGTGACCTCATAGCGAAGAACAGCGACACCCCAATTGTCTTCTGTGTGTGCCATAGCATGTTGGATGCCCTTGTTCAACGTCGCCCTGGTATGCAACAGCTCATCGAGCGTTAGCTTACCACATTCGGCGCGCATACTACTCTCTGCAAGGTTTATCAGGGCAAACAAAGGCCGTTGGATGTTGTACGTGAACTTCATAGGATCAGACACGCGGACGCACACCACCCCGCTCAGGTTAATAGTCACATTGTCCTTAGTTATCGCATGCTGGGGAGAGATTTGTACGACCATCTCGCGTTCGTCAACAACAGCAACAACTCGGTCAATCAGTGGAATTGCAACATACAACCCACTTGTGTGAGCCGTGTGGAAGCGTCCCAGGCGCTCAACAACGTGGATCTGAGCTTTTTGTGCTATGTTCAACAGGGTGTTTGTCTTCGCTGGAGGGTATTCATATATTTCAGGAGAGTCCTTAGTGATTATTAAAGACATGTTACGGCGACCTATGGCTCCGGCGGCGTTGTACCTTGCGTGACGTGCGACTACTCGTAGCATTTTTATTATTATTTTATCGTAGGCTAATTCACACCGGTCGCCGTACCCCCTTCAACCTTATAACCCTTATACCCCTTATAACCCTTCGTCCTTATAACGTGTACACTAATTAAGCTTTAGTTGTTTTTACTTTAGTCTTAACTTCAGTTTTGACTTTAGTATAAATAAAAAAAAAAGAAGAAGATGCAAGTCAACAAAAGCCGCTTGTTAACCTCCAAGCCCAGATTGGAAGTTATTACTATTTCTGGAATCAGCCAAACTACACCCACACCATTCACGCCTGAACACGTCAACGAGCACGCTCCCACAGCGAAACCGACCAGACGTCGTAGAGCTAAGCGTGCTGAGCCTTCGTCGGCGCCTGTGTCAGAGCCTATAAAAACAGAACAGCCACAGCAAGCAGAAACAGTCCCTGAACCACAAACGCTGACGCAATCGCAACCCATAGCAAAACGAGCCCGCGTGTATGTCGCACAAGAAGAAGAAGACGATTACCAGTCTGACATGGAGTTGTTCTTGGCCGAAGCCCCAGAAGAGCAACCGGAAGCCCCTCCTGCCGATCCTGATAGCAAGTTCTATGGATTAACTCACCAAGTGTTTTACACATACAAGAACCCGGACGACTACCTACTGACTCTGTGCGACCACAACATCACTGAACCTGCTTGTATAATTGACATCGGATACATGCCCGACTGGATATGGGACTGGAGACATGAAATGTACTATCACCTTCAACCATATGGGTTCGTGTATGCGTTGAAAGCCAGCATTGGTCACATTATTATTATGATTACGTCAAACGCACGTACTTACAGCAAATTCAACAAGTCGTCTCCAGTATACTCTATGTACCATATTATCAAGAAAAAAGACCTTGACGCGGAATCTGGCATACAAACACACCAAACTCATCTATCAAAGTTCCCTGTGGATTTTGATATCGTTCAGCGCCCAGCAGACCCCAAGAATGACATCCTGTACGTTCATAAACTTGGAAGTTATACCTGTGTGCGCACTGACCCTGACGCAAAACTTGCTATCGATAACGCTGCCAAGAACTACTTTTTGAATGTCGACCTGACACCATTCTGGGACGAAACGAATATGCCCTCACAACACTATGTTACACTCTGCCAACAACAAGGTCGACGCATTGATAAAGCAGTTGTCGACTACCACCGCAATAACAATAAAAGTAAAAGACACTAAAAATTAAAACATAAACAAATAATTTTATTATTAACACGTAAAGGTATGGGCTCACGTGCGTCAAGACCTATAGGTAATGTAGTTATAGTTGAATACAATGGTTGTATATTAACGTTAACGGAGTATACTGGTCGCCGGTATAAACATGGGATTGATATAGCACCACTTCGTATAATGAAATACGATCTACATCATAGAAGAAACCATTTTCGAATTACAAATGTAAGGGCGGTACCTCCCCCGTTACATGTGCAAAATACCATTCAGCCAGGTATCACGATCACCGATAAACACACCGCATGCGTTGTATGCCTCGAATACGCTGCAGATACTATTATAGATCCATGTAGTCATGTGTGTATGTGTAGTTCATGTTCACATAAGTGGTGTTCAACTAACCGTGTATGTCCTATATGTAGAACACACGTTGACAATGTAATAGTTATTAAACCACACGCACTACAGCAACTGTGTAATGTCCATCCCATTGATCAATAAAAAACTAAGTCGTTCTCTTTAGTACCGTTCGTTGTTTCTTTAGCCATTCTCTTTAGTCCGGAATACGTTCTCTTTAGTACCTTTCATTGTGTCTTTAGTCATTCTCTTTAGTCCGGAATACGTTCTCTTTAGTACCTTAAGCCATTCTCTTTAGTCATGTATACCCTTTATAATGGAATTATACTGTTTCTTTAGTCAAAAAGTCATTCTCTTTAGTCACTTTTGTTGTCTCTTTAGTCCAAAACACGTTCTCTTTAGTCCAAAACACGTTCTCTTTAGTCCAAAACATACCTTATAATGACATTATATTGATTATAAGGCATGAAATTGTGTTTATAAGTGGTTATTTAGTGTACATTCTCTTTAGTCAAACTCAGGTTTTGAAAATAGTCTACCGTAGAATGTCAAACTGTTTTTGCCTTCGGCGCGGCGAGTGTCTTTAAAAAACACCTCTCTTTAGTACCTTAATTTTTATAAGGGGACTCGGGTTGTGTTTCTTTAGTATGTTCTTGATTAACTTCACACACATAAAATATAATGTTCAGGTCAATCACAAGTGCATATTGTTCATACGCAATGACCGTTGCAACTGGTGTAGCGATAGCATGTAGTATTAATAACCAACCAAAACATGACCATTATCCACATGACAACCACCCTCCACAAGACATTCCTCAGATGGAAACACCTACAGGAATTATGCATGGTCATATAATGAAGATTGCAGTATCTTCCCTGCTGACTGGTGCTGTATGGCCATTGTCTCTATATGACATCTATCATAGCAGGTATCCTCTCAAACCATTCCGATTGTTACCATCACCTTGGGATGAACAAGCCAGTGATGCATACCTTGGTTATTTACGTCAAACATAATAAACAACCCACATAAAAACCAATACTATACTTTATTTCAAAGGTCTATGAGATTAATACTATACTTTATTTCTAATGTCTATGGGGTTAATACAATGTCAGTATGTATACATTATAAAGGGGGTATGTCTTCGTTAATGGACTAAAGAAAATAAAAGTTATAAGTGGGAACATGCAACTCTCGATTTTCAAAACGCAAAAACAGTTTGACATTCTACGGCAGACTATTTTGAAAGTCTGAGTTGG